GTTTAAAAAAACAACCCGCGAAAAGTTTAATACAGTAGTAAGTCAATTAAAAGACAGTTTAACATTCTAAAAAAACAAAAACAATGGCTACAAAATTACAACAATGGTCTAACAGCCTCAAACGCAAAGCACGCAAAGAACTAACAGATATTTACAACTGTTATGAGAGTAAAAAAGTAAAGTTTGTCAAAAACATTATCTTTTACCCCAATGGCAGGGCATCAAAAATAGGTTTTGCGCACGATTATTCTTACTGGGCTTGGTAACACCTTAAAGACCTAAGCAAGTCTTTAAACTGCTTTTAAACTCAATTTAATAACCTCTTAAATCAATATAAAAATGACAGCAACAGACAAAAAAGAAGAATTATATCTTTATCTTGGTTTACAAATAGGCTTTATAAAACCAATTGAACAAGTACTTAAAAACCTCAAAGAAGGCGTTTACGAATACGGTAGTGATGAAGCAATGAACATTCTAAATGAAAAGTTACAAAACCTTACAAACAGTCTTCTTACAGCTCTTAAAGTTGATGTTAAGTGCCCTAAAATAGAGGGTACATTCACCAAAGAAAATGAAAAAAAGTTTATAAAATACTTTTCTTTCTTGCAAGAACAATACAACAATTATTCAAAAATTCTAAATGTCTAACCACAACGCCCTGAGCAAGGCGCAAAAAGGCTCAATATCTTAGTAATAACCTTTTAAATACATAACACTATGACAACCATTAAAACACTATCAGAAATCAACTTTGATATAACTCTAAAAGTAGCCAAAGTGAGAGGCGGGTACGCTATTATCAGCGGCTACAACAAGCTGAGCAAAACATTCAAAACTGAAGCTCTTGCACAAGCTGAACTTGAAGAAAAAAAATCTCATTATGAATACTGGTCAAAAAGTGCTGGTTCTTCATATGTGAACGCCTATGGTAAAGGGCTTGTTAGAAAAATCTATATTTAACCTTTAAAACCTCAAAAGCAAATGAAAGCGCTACACGACACTATAAACGACCGCTATATTATCAGCACCTACTTTGATAAAGCTGCAAAAACATATATCACCAGTGTAACTGACAAACACACTTTTGATATTATCAAAGAAAGCAAATCATCTACCTACAACAATGCTAAAACCATACACAAAGCAACCGTATTACACTACACACTAAAAAATAATTAATAACCTTTAAAACACTATCAAAATGAAAAACAAATTGCCTTCCTGCCTTGATTATGATATTTTTCTAAATAAAGCAGCATCAAAGTTCAATATATCAACAAACGAAGCACGAGATAAATATGGTCTTTACACCTATGAACAATGGCAAAAACTATTAAAAAATAAATCAAAATGAGAAATACTGACAAAAAGAATGTTTTTACCCTTGCTTGGCAGTTTGCACGCCAAACAGGGTTATCATTTAGCGAATGCCTCAAAAAAGCGTGGGCAAACATCAAACTCAAAAGCAAAATGAGCACCCAGATAGTGCGCTTTTACTTTCAGAAAGTAGACGGCTCAACCCGTGAAGCGTGGGGTACATTACGCCCCGATTTGCTACCCCCTACCCAGCAAAGCCGCAAAACCAATAATACCGTACAAGTATACTTCGATACCGAATGCCACGAATATCGCTGTTTTAAGAAGTTCAACCTTGTAAGTATCGCATAAAATCATTATATTTGCACCACATAAAAAAAATGTCAAAAAAATGTCAAACCATCAGCATACACCACCCTTGCAAATACCTTATCTTTGCACAAAAGATTTGCAAGGCGGGTAGTATCACAAAAAAGAATAACAACCATTAAAATATTAATCAATATGGCAAAAAAAATACAATACACCCCCGAAATGAAAAAAGTAATTGACGACTTAGGGCTTAAAGACGAAAATATAATGTACATTAACATTATTCGTGAACCGCTCGAACGTATCCTAAGTGGTGAAAAAACAGTTGAGTTTAGAGACCTTTCAGACTTTTGGCTCAAAAAAGTTGCCAACTTCAATAGCAAAGGCGAGTATGTAAGCGATAAACCTATCACACACATACTATTTCAAAACGGTATGGACAAACCTCCTCACGCCAAACGAGCCCTTGTTGAAATGAAGTACAACATTGACAAAGAAGAAAAGATTGAGAACCCCGACAGCCCTAAAACTCAATACATACTCAAAGAAGCCGAAAAAGAAGGCTTCGCCCCTGATGATACCTATTTAGCTATTGTACTCGGCAAAGTAGTTTTCAGAGAAAACATATAACTTTTTTCATCTCAATACCATAAGCACTGCAAATCTTTAACGAGGTTTGCAGTGCTTTTTTTATTTAGTAACTTATTTAAATGTTTATATTATGGCAAAATCAAACACAGGCTTTGGGCGTGGTAATATCGTAGGGCGTGCTAACGCTTCATCAGCTATCAAAGCTGAAAATAAAGCTATTGCTAACAGACCAAGTGGCTGGACTGCAAAAGAGGCACAGCGTGCGCACAGAAAGTCAAATGCTAAATCATTAGGGCGTTCAGGGCGTTCGAAAGTGTAATTATAATTATACTTATATGTACTACGCACTGCAGTCCATAAAAGAACTATCTACACAGACTAACGAGGTAATATTATTTCACTCCGCTACAGGAAAGGATAGTATTGCCTTGTTAGACTTGTGCTACCCTTATTTTTCTAAAATTACTTGTGTATATATGTATATGGTCAAAGACCTTGAGCATATTAACAAATACATCATATACGCAAAGCACAAATACCCAAACATCACATTTATACAAGTACCACATTACGCTCTTTCTCAATATCGTAGAGATGGCGTGCTTGGTTGTCATAAAGACCCTACCCAGCGAGTATATCAGCTTTCTAATATTACCGAAATGGTCAAAAAGAATACAGGTATACAGTGGGCTATATTTGGTTTCAAACAATCTGATAGCCTTAATCGACGTCTTATGCTACGTACTTATAGAGATGAAATGTTTGCTGATAGTACCTACAACCTATATCCACTATCAAAGTACAAAAATGCTGATGTAGAAAAATATATTAAACTAAAAAAACTAATACCTCCCATAAAATACGGAGAGGGACAAAGTCAAGGCACTAATGTAGGTAATTTACCTTTCCTACTCTATTGTAAAACCTTTCACCCTGCCGACTATCAAAAAATAATAAAAGAATTCCCTCAAGCCGAACGAATAGTATTTGAATACGAAACTTATAGAGACTATGAAAGTTAAACAAGCACAATCAATCACCATACAAAGAAGTCAAATCAACTTTGCCTCCTATAATCCTCGTCGCTTATCAGAAACTGCAAAAAAGAAACTAAAAGCGAACCTTAAACGTATAGGACTTGCAGGAGGAATTGTATGGAATGAAACCACAGGAAACCTTGTATCAGGACACCAACGTCTTTCCATTATTGACGAAATAGAAAAGTACAACCCTGACACCCACGAAAATGATTACCCTGTACGTGTAGAAGTTCTTCAGCTATCAGACAAAGAGGAGAAAGAGCAAAATATATTCTTCAACTCTACCACTGCACAAGGTGAGTTTGATAATGATTTATTAGCCTCATTAATTCCTGAAATAGACTATGACCTTGCAGGACTTGATGAAGCTGATATTAACGTACTTATCGCTGATGTTCCTATCTTTGATGTAGCTGATTACAATCAAGCTGTAAAAGATGATTTTCGTAACCTTGAGCAAATTACTGATGAAGAACGCCTCGCACGCAAGGAAGCTGTAAAGCAAGCCAAACAAGAAACTAAAGACAGATTAGCGCAAGAAGTAGCAGGAGACCCATATATCACCCTTTCATTTTATGATTATGAAAGTAAACTCTATTTTATGGAAGTACTCAAAAACAAAATAGAGGAAGCAAAAATAATCTATTCTGTACGACCCGATGATAAATATATCAAAGGAGAAATCGTTCAACAAATCATAGAAAAAAGTTAAAGATATAACAATATTAACAATATGAAAAAAAAAGTAGGTAGAAAGCAGGAAATAACCGATGAAATGATAAAAAAAGCACTCATCGAAACATCAGGGCAACCCGTAAAAGCTTCTGAAATGTTAGGAGCTGACTATTCCTACATTTACAGAAGAATACGTCAGAACCCTGAATTATATGAAATACAAAAAGCCTATCGCTCCCGAACTTTTCAGACTGTAGCTAATATGAGTGTTAATGCCCTTATATACGGCGTAATGCAAGAGCCCGAAACCGATGAAGACGGCAATATCATTGACGGCAAATTCAAAAAGGTAAAAGTGCCTATGGCTAACCGCTTATCACTTATTCCTACCATTATGCAAACCTTCAAAACCGATGACGGCATCAAAGAAGAGGTTTCCGTACAAGGCAGCATCGACATCGCTCAGTGGCTCAAAAGCAATAGTAAAAGTAATGATTAAAACGCAACCCGTATATAACCCCCTATATCTGAATAAAGATAAGTTCATCACTATCCTTTCAGGAGGAAGGGGGTCGGGCAAGTCGTACAATGCATCTACTTTCCTTGAACGCTTATCTTTTGAAGCAGGGCACAAGATACTATTTAGCCGTTATACTATGGTCTCCGCTCATAGTTCTATCATTCCTGAGTTTGAGGAAAAGATAGAAGCAGAGGGTACACAAGCGTATTTTAATATTACTAAAACAGCTATCAAAAACACCTTTTCAGGCTCTGAAATACTCTTTAAGGGTATCAAAACCTCATCAGGAAACCAAACCGCTAACTTAAAGTCTTTGCACGGTATTACCACCTTCGTAGGTGATGAAATGGAGGAATGGCTATCAGAGGAAGACTATGAGAAACTAATACTATCAATCCGTCAAAAAGGCAAGCAATTACGTGTTATTCTTATTCTGAACCCCTCCAATGCCGAGCATTTCATTTATAAGAAGTACATTGAAAAAACACATAAGGTAGTAAAGATTGACGGTGTAGAGGTGCAAATATCCACCCATCCCGATGTATTGCATATTCATACTACCTACTTTGATAATATAGAAAACCTCAATGAGCAGTTTTTTAAGCAGATTGAGGAGATAAAAAACCAAAGCCTCGCACAAGCCACCGATGAGCAAGGCAATTTTTCTCAATCCCTGTTCAACAAAACCAAATACGCACAAAAAATCATAGGACGCTGGGCAGATGTATCCGAAGGGGTCATATTCACCGATTGGGAAGAGGGCGAGTTTGATACCTCACTTCCTTATGGTTACGGACAAGATTACGGCTTCAGTATTGACCCTGATACCCTCATCAAGGTAGCAGTCGATAAAAGAAGAAAGATTATATACATAGACGAAAAATACTATAACAACAAGCAATTATCCTCTGATGGACTTTACCAGCTCAATAGCAACCTCATAGATAGACCTGATGACCTTATCGTAGCCGATAGTGCCGAACCTCGCCTAATTGCAGACCTAAGAGACAAGGGGCTAAATATTGAACCTTGCGAAAAGGGAGCAGGAAGCGTATCGGCAGGTATTACTACTATGCTCAATTATAAGTTAGTCGTAACCCCTGACAGCTTCAATGTGAAGAAAGAGATGAAAAATTACGCTTGGAACGATAAAAAGGCAGGTATACCCATAGATAATTACAACCACGCTATAGATGCTATCCGTTATATCACAATGAAGCTACTAAGTGGAACAAATAACAACCTATATCAACTCGCATCAATGATTTAGCAGGTAGCACCTGCAAGCAATTATTTTATAATAACTTATACTATGGACAAACAGACTATAACACAAGAAGATTTCAAAAAAGGAATAACGCCTATAGATATTTCACAATTCCAACGACAATACGATGTAAAAAAGCACGAAATACTCACTAACAAGCACCGCTATCCTGACCCTGAGATAATGATACCTCTCACTGACGAAGTAGGTAACCCCTTATTAGATAGTCAGAACAAACCACGATTTGAAAAGCGTACTCGCTCCCTCAATCGTATAGGTCTCCCCTATCAAAAGAGAATTGTTGAAATCGCTACAATGTTCCAAACTGCTATACCCTACAAGTACACCGCTGAGGATAGTGCTTTGTTTACTGCTTTTCAGGAGGTTATCAAAGCCAACAAAATGAACTTTTCAGATAGTAAAATATGCACAGAGGTGAAGCGTTACACCCAAGTAGCTGAGTTGTGGTATTTAGAAGAGCAGCCTAACGAGCAATATGGGGTATCCTCTCAATTCCTATTGCGCCATAAGGTATTATCACCTGAAAAGTACAAGTTATACCCACGCTTTGACGATAACGATAACCTTGTATCATTTGCTATAGAAAGCACTACCAAAGATAACAAAAAGACCATTCTACAAGCATTTACCAATGAGGAGGTATATACTTTCACTACTGAAAACGGACAAACTACTACTGAAGTAAAACCTAACAGCATCGGCAAAATACCAGTAGTATTATACCAGCAGGACAAGCCCGAATGGGAAGCCGTGCAGCACCTTATAGAAATAGCAGAAGAACAACGCACGTACTTTTCAGAAAGTAATAAGAAGTTCGGAGAGCCTATTCTAATGATAGCAGGGCGCGTAGAAGGTAAAACAGCTACCAATAACACTGGCGGTAAAGTATTTGAGGTCAAAGACGGAGGTAATGTTCAATTTGTTGTACCTCCTAATGCTAATGAGAATTTCGATAGAGAAATGACAATGAATCGCCGTGATATACACGAGTTCACACATACCCCCGACCTTTCTGATGAGTTCTATGCAGGCAAAGGAAATATGCTCTCAGGTGTAGGGCGCAAACTCGCTTGGTTACCCGCACACCTCAAAGTGAAAGACAATGAAGCTATATTCATACCTGCCCTACAAAGGCGTATCAATATCATTTTAGCATTCCTTTCAAAGATGTATTTACCCTTTGAAAAAGAATTAAAAGATATAGACATCACCCCTATCATTACCCCATTTGATATTGACGATGATACCGAAATGATACGTACCCTTATGGAAGCTAATGGTGGCAAGGCTCTTATATCGCAACGTGAAGCAATGCAGCGTTTCGGCATTACCGACCCTGAAGCCCAATTACAGCAAATCAAAGACGAGGAAAACAGCAACCTCAATGAAGCCGCTATCTAATGAATTATGATGAGCAACATAGAAAGCACCTAATAACATACCTACAACAGATAGAACGATTGTTTTATCAGCTTGTAGGTACAGCTGTATTTATAGCCCTTAAAACCGATTATAAAGAACTCATCGCAAGTACATTATTTGCTTTTGCAAACACAAAGAAAGGTAAATCTTTTGAAAAGGAATTAGCTAATTTCAGCAACCAATTAGACCAAATCATAAAGCAAGGTATCACCAATGAATGGGCTTTTGCTAACCTCAAGCAGGATAAGCTACTAAGAGAAGGACTAACCAAGTATCAGAACTTAGAAGCCCTCGAAGCCTTCAAAGTACGAAAGATTAAAGATTTTAGCGTATCAGATAGAGTATGGGATATTGCTAAAAAAGCCCAAACCGAATTAGAGCTTGCTTTATCAGTATCCTTACAAGAAGGCAAAAGTGCCGTACAACTAAGCCGTGAAGTGCGTAACCTACTAAACAACCCTACTGCCCTATTCCGTAGGGTCAGAGACCAGTACGGCAATCTTGTATTAAGCAAGAACGCTCAAAACTATCACCCTGGGCA